ACGAACCGAAATGCTTACGGTTAACAGGGCTTAACTCATAAAGTCCAGAGAGCATAATCTAACGAGTGACAGCTAGGAAAGACTAGTAAATTGGGGGCGACTGGAATTGACTGGTTATTATAGGTCTTACAATTCAGCCAGAGAGATAACTGTAAACTAAGATGAATTAATTAAATGGCAATACAAACACACGTGTAGTATCTCTAGGAGACAACGCACAAATCGAAGCTAACATGAACAAAGTATTCTCTTTATTGAGAGAAGAAGTTGCTGTAGCAGCCTAAACATTCAAAGATTTCTCTGTTAGATTAAACAGAGTGGTGGTTTTGACTGTTTACAGTCGATCTCCTTCCCAAATTTAGTAGATTATTAGGAAGTAAAAAACATTAGAATCTGCACAAAGCTGTATAAAATTGTATTATCGAAGTAAGCAACACTTGGGTTCGAATCCCAACGCCTCCACTTCCACAAAAATAACTGTGCACTTTCATTGTTATTCCAAATATATTTATTATATTTGTATTATTAAATTAATACAACTATGAAAAAATATAAAAGAAAACAAGAAGAAGTGCAATGTTGTTATTGTAAAACAATCTTTAACAAAGATGTATCTGAGATAAAGAGAAGTTTAAAAGTAGGTAGATTAAATTATTGTTCAATGAAGTGTTCAAAAAGTATTCCTTCTAACATAGAACATTTGAATAAAATTAATCCTAAAGATACTACACATCTAAATCCTTCTAATAGAAGAGATGAGTTTAGTGACTTTAGAGAACATCTAAGAAGAGCTAGTAGAAGAAACAAATCTTTTGACTTATCTTTACAAGATTTAAAAGATCAGTGGGATAAACAAAATGGTCTTTGTGTTTATTCTAAAGTTCAACTTATACATCCTACAGCAGGATCTAATTCTCATATATACACAGCAAGTGTAGATAGAATAGATTCTTCGTTAGGATATATAAAAGATAATGTACAGTTCATAAGCATTGCTATGAACCATATGAAAGCAGATATGTCTGATGAAGATATGTTTAAACTATTAACAATATTAAAATTAGGAGTATAGTTCGTTTATATAAATGAGAATCTCTCCGCCTCCACTAGTTATGTATTTTCGCATTGTACATAACTTTTACCATTCCCTACACATGTCTCAAGTGTGTAGGGTTTTTTATTTGTATTTATCAATCCTTAATAATTAAAAACATGAAAAAAATCAAAATGGAACCAACAGAGTTCTACCACTTCAGAAAATTAGCGTTTGCAATTAGTCTTGCATTCGGATGTACAATGACACATGGTGTGTATATTGTAGAGGCCAGTATAGACCAACTTGAAAAGTTGGGTTATTAGGGAGGGAAATAGAGGGCTCTGTAGTGGAGCCCTTATTTCTTATATTTAATTTAAAACATAAATACTATGGGCAAATTAATGGATAGATTGCAATTGCAATTGAAAACAGAGTATAAACAAGATGCAGAAGATTGTATTACAATACACGATCACCTTAAAGATACAACAGGACATGTATGGGAAAGTCAATGGAATCCATTAGTTAGTACTACTTTTGAAGGATGGAATAAAAGAAGATTTCAACCTACAGCTATTGGTCGTATATTTTTACAAGGACTTAAAAACAAATAAGATATGACACTTGAACATTTTAAAAGAACACAAGATGGTATTGTAATTTGGAGAAGCATTTGTAAATATGAATCAAATGGAATCAAGAAACAAATAAATGTGGAAGCACATACCACTTTTCATGGAAATTTTTTTGAAAAAATAATAAAAGAAAAAGACAATGAACAAATTTGAATGTAGTGAGTGTGGTACCAAGTACAGCTCACCAAAAACAACACCACCTCCAGGAATCAAATGGAGTGATGGACATGTATGTACACCTAAACCTATAAACAAATAGATTATGAAAAATATACACGTATTACCAACAGATAAACCAAGTAGGTTATTACAAAGTTTAAAAGTAATTGAACTTTTAGATAAAGAATGGTTATCTCCAATAGGAAATGTTAATAGAAACATCTGCATTACTTCTAATGAATCTTTAAAACAAGGTGAAGAAAATTTAGGTTGTTACTACTTACACTACAATGGAAAAATAATTAAGAAAAACAATTCTGAATGGACAAACACTTACAATAATCAATTTATTAAAAAAATCATCCTAACAGACAACAAAGACTTAATCAAAGATGGTGTACAAGCTATTGATGATGAGTTTTTAGAATGGTTTGTGAAAAATTCAAGTTGTGAGAGTGTAGAGGTTCAAACCAAAATAACAAAAGATGGTGTATGGACTGATTTAAAAGGTTATGTTGAATTACCAACAATACATAGTATAAAATACAAAATCATCATTCCAAAAGAAGAAATTTGTTCTTTTTGTGATGGAACAGGACAAGTAGTATCATCTACTACAATAAGTAGATTTAAAACTTGTGATTGTAAAATGATTCCACAACAACCTAAACAAGAAACACTTGAAGAAGTTGAATGTAATAATTGTGGTTATTTAATGTCTTTAACAGAAGACGAAAGTGTTTATGCTTGTTACAATTCCGAATGTACAAGTTGTTATGAGGAATATGAAGAAGAACCTAAACAAGAAACAATGGAATATGGTTTATTACAACATATCAAATTCTGTCTTGAATGTAAAAACGAATCACAAGCTATAAGACTTATTGAGAAATATGGTTTTGAAAAACAAGAAAAAGGTTATAGTGAGGAAGATATGGTAAATTTTGCTTTAGAAATGAAAAATGAAGCTATTACTGGACTTTATGGAGAACAACGTTGGGATATGCTAAAAAGACTTAGAAAAATTAAAGACAGATGGTTTGAACAATTTAAAAACAAATAAGATTATGACAAAGAAAGAAAGAATACTATATCACAAACTAGCAGCATTGAGTAATCTATTGGTAATGGAACTAGATGAAATGAAACCAACAGCAGAGATTGGTGCAAATATGCATCAGAAGGCCAAAGAGTTCATTGAAGCACTAGAACCATTCATAGAAGCATCATTTGATAGTGAGCAAGTTAGATCAGGTACATATCTGATTGATATGTGTCATAAGGTAGATACAGTGATTAGAAAGAACTACGAACAAATAACTAGTTAGATTATGATACTAGGACTTACATTAACAGGAGCATTTTATATAATGATGCTATTAATATCAGACATTTTAGAATGAAAAAACTATTATTAGGAGCTCTACTACTATTGAGCATGTTTGGTTTTTCACAAGAGAAACCTTTCGCAAGAAAATACAACTATTCTATATTAGAGAATGAAACAAAGTTCACAAAGATAGATCTAACAGTGGTCTTTAATTACAAAGGAACTAAAGATGTTGTATTCTATCTTCCAGGAAGAGAAATATACATGTATAGAATATCTGAGATAACAACAGGTAAAACAAAATCTGGAAATCCATATCAAGTATTTAATTGTATCAATGGTGATGGTGGTGAAGAAGTTACATTACAGCTATTTGATGATAATGTATTGAGAGTATTTATGTATGGTGATTATGTAGAATATCACGAAAAATAAAAGTTTATGAAAAGATTTTTAATATACTATTGGCCTAAAGATAACCAACAAGGTTGTGATCTTGAAATCATAATAAAAGCTGATGATATGGAAAAAGCAATTAAAGAATTTAAAAAACAAATGAAAGGGTACAGATCAATAACCACTATAACAGAACTTACTTATGCTTAAATCAATAGAAACAGATGTAAACATCTATGATGTTACACTAACAGTTAGTGGTGATTATGAAGCTGAAGAACCAAGAGAGTTATATGATGGTAACATGGAAGGTTATCCAGGCAGTGGTGCTGAGTTTGATTTACAATCAGTAGAACTAGAAGGAATAAACATCATTGATTTACTCAGTGATAATGTAATTGAATTAATTAGAGAAAAAGTAATCGAAAATCAAGAAAATTAGAAATTATGAAAGTAGAAAATGGCAAATGGGTTGACCAATATGGTGACCCAATAAATAACTTTAATGTATCAGGTCTTATGGAAATAGGCCAAAAAGTAGAAGCAGTGTATGGTAATAATATTACATCTAGTAAAATAGATCTTATATCATCTATCATCAATCTTTCAGATAAAGAAGAAAGAAGTCTTGCTCATCTATTAAACAGAGATGATGTAAGTTTTTCTAAGTTAGCAGGTTTCTAATTATGAAACCAAAAGATCTTATAGGTAAAGAGTTTACCTGTTTTGAATTTAAACCTACTGATAAAATTGTTACTTTTGACAAAACATATCAAGATTGTGTAGGAAAGACTGCTATTGTTAAAAGACTAAACAATGTGTTTCCACATTATACTGAAGTAATAGTTCGTGTAAGTATTGGTAAACTGATACATAGACATTATCCTACACAGATGATTATGGATAAAATTGAATCTGAAAGCAAGTCTATAGAGGATCTTCTTAACGAAGTTAAACATTTAACAGCACAACTATGGAAACAAAAGATATAATTGGTAAAGAGTTTGAATTCTTTGAATACTATGATGTACCAAATCTTAAATGGGATGCATATTATGATAAATATATAGGATCTAAATGTATAGCAGTACGTGAACATTTTCGTCATCCACATGCTACTCTAGTAGAAGTTCATCCAACTATAGGTAAGAAGTTTGCAAAACACTTTCCTACAGAACAGATTAAAGAGCAAATTGAGAAAAATAAAAGAGAGAATATGTCCATTGATGATATTCTCTCTGAAGTTAAACAGCTAACATCACAGATATGAGTAGATGGTACATTTTAAACAACAACAATAAACCAATTCCTGCTTCTATTATAGAAGCAGCAGACTGGTTAGAAGAGGGTTCAGATAGAAGAACAGTCAAACGAGATGAAATTGGTGATATAACAGTATCAACAGTTTTTCTTGGATTGGACCATTCTTGGACACCTGGAGGTAAACCAGTATTATGGGAAACTATGATATTTGGAGGAGAACACGATCAATATCAAGAGCGTTATACATCTCATAAAGATGCTCTTGAAGGACACAAAAAAGCATTAGAACTAGTAAACAAACAGTAATGGAAAAAGAATTTATACCTTACGAACAAGCATTAGCTTTAAAAGAATTAGGATATAATGAACAAGATTTTGGTTATTATAGATTATCTTTAACTGAAGAACAAGAACCTTTTACCAATACTGAACTTATGTTTTTTAGAGAAAGGTATGATAACCATAATTTTAGATTAGAGCAACATCCACAAATTAAAATAGGTGGTGGTATATGCTCTGCACCACTTTACCAACAAGCATTTAGATGGTTTAGAGAGAAGTATGAATTTGAATTTCATATTGGGTGTTATAGACATACTTCTGTAAAATACTATCAGGTTTATTTAGATGACGTATTAGGTAAACATTCTTATAGTTTTGGAAAATCACTTACTTACGAAGAAGCAGAACTTGAATGTCTTAAAAAATTAATAGAAATTGTAAAAGAAAAATAATATGGCAAAACTAAACCAAGAAATTCAAAAAGTGATTGATAACGCTAGTAATGTGTTATACAGAGAAGAGATCTACATCAACAGTAGACACGAGTATGATTATCATAAACTTGAGGCTATAAAGAATGTAACTGTTCACACACTATACTTCAGTGAGGATGAAGAGTGGGCTGAGAATATGAGAAAACAAGTTGCAATGCAATTAGTGGATAATGGTGATGGTGTAGAAATCATTGGTGCATGTAACAAGAAGGTTCTTAATTATCTAGAAGCTGAACAGCTTCATATATTGTTGAGACTAGCTAGTACACATTGTGTGTATCAAATTGCTGAACCAGCACCTAAAAAAAAGTTCTAATGTGGATGCCTGCAGAAATATCATTGTCAAGCTACCTACCTTCTGAATTGGAGGTAGGAATGCTTTTCGTTAACAGAATATCTGTTGGTGTTGTAGAACCTTACATTGAGCTATTTGAACTAGAAGAGATCCCTGAAGATGCTGATGTATTTATGGCTAAACATGGAGCTCCTGTTGAACTAGTTATCATTGATGAAGATGGAGATTTACTTGCTTCACATGATGAAATAGGTTGGTGGGATGAAGGTGAGGATTCAGATGAATATAGAGAAGTTACACTAGATGATATCAATTACATATTGAGAGAGCTCGATGGTTATGTTGATATAGAAGTAGATGAACAGGGTGTAATTCTTATGGAAGACAGAGTGGTGTTATCACTTGCACCAGAAGAAGATGAATTAGAAGAAGAGTAAATAAACAACTAAATTTTAAAATTATGAAACATTACACACCCAAGGAAGTTAATCGAATTAAACAAGAGATTAGAACAGGTAAACCATTACCTATCATTGCTGATGAATTGTCAGTAGAGTTTGACAGACCACTATCTGGTCTTTATACTAAAATAGTATTACTTGCTAGACAAACTAGAAAGATTCATAATACATGGACAGGCCCTAGTAGAAAATCTTATAAGAAAAGAGCATCTAAAAAAGATAGTGTAGAACAAGTAGTAATGAATCTTGTAACAGAACCTCAATTAGAAAGAAATTTCAAAGACAGAATTGAAGAAATTGTTGAAGAAATTGATTCAAAACAAATATCTGTTGTACAAGAGATCTGTGAAGAGATTGTTGAGAAATCAATTGAAAGACAACCTGCAGAAATAGGTATTGAAGTGCCTGTAGGAGTTATGTCATTTGTTGGTACACCAAATAGAATCGTAGTGTATCAAGATCATGTTAGATATTATTTCGATAACTAAAATTATTAGAATAATATAATATTTTTAATTATCTTTGTAAGCTATGACGTTTATAAATTATTTAGTTAGGTGGATATCAAATAATCTTGCAATGCCTTTTTGGGTTGTAGGACATATCCACCTATCTCTTAATATATATGAAGATTTGCATGAAATTTTAATTTCATTTGGAATGAATATCATAGTGGGAATAGGCTTTTGGCTAGATTGGAAAGATCACAAAAAAACAACAAGACAATGAAAGAAAATATAATTATTTAAAAACGAATAAGATTATGCTTATAACAGGAACAACGAAAGATGGTTTTGATGCAAAAGAAGTGCAAGGGATGTACATATCAGAAAATGGAAATGAATGGTCAAATAAACCATATCCTATTCATAGAGAATTATATAGACATTTAAAATATGTTAATTTAAGTTTTAAAGAAGCTTATGAAGCAATGTTAAATGGAACTTCAAAGGCATCTAAAAGAGTACAAAAGTATGTATTAGCTAATTATAAAGCCATGAACCCTCAAAACAAATAAGATTATGGAAGATTGTTAATAACTTTATTTGGTAGTTTCAAATATGTTGTATACATTTACATCATTAAGATAATATCATTATGATAAAGATTTCAGGAGTTTACATTATTCAAAATTTAGTTACAAATAAAAGTTACATTGGTGCAACTACAGATTTATATAATAGATTATGTATGCATAAGTGGAAACTTAGAGTGGGCATTCATCACAATACCCATCTACAAAGTTCTTTTAATAAACATGGAGAACATAACTTTATATTTGAAACACTTGAAGAATGTAATCCTGAGTATATATATTCTCAAGAAAACTATTGGTGTAATATGTTAGATACCCACAATAGAGAACATGGATATAACATTGATCCTACTTGTCCTGAAGGAAAACGTGCAGTTTCTGATGAAACTAAAGTAAGAATGAGCAATTCTGCACCTAAAAGAAAAGTAATGGTTTATACTATCTATGGAGAGTTCTACCAAAGCTTTACTGATTTATATAAATGTGCTGAACATTTTAATACTGCAGCTCCTAACATTCATAGAAAGATGAACGTAAAGTTTTTTAAAAAGAACTTGATTGATTCAGAATCTAGTAAGTTTATATTTCTTGATGAAAATGAATCAGCAGAAGATGTAGAAGCTTATTGGAATAATATATTTAATCAAATCAAGTCAAGTAATGGTAAATATAAAATATATGATTGCTTTCATAGATTTATAGGAACTATTAATTCTAGAAACTTATCAGATACATTAAATGTACATATTGCTACAATAACATCTTCTATAGGAAGAAAAACATATTTAAGAACATTAAAGATAGAAAAATGAATGTTATAATAACAGATATAGAAACAATGGCAGAATACTTTTTATGTCTTTGTTATGATCCTCAGACTAACAAGTATCATAAGTTTGAAGTTAGTAAATGGAAAAATACATTAGATCGTATGGCAAGATTCTTTGAAGAAAAAAACGATCATTACCATGTAACTTATAATGGATTAAGATTTGATAGTCAAGTGATTGAGTATGTACTTAGAAATTATGAAAAATGGCATGAATTATCTGGTCTTGAAGTATGTGCAAAAATTGCACAAGTTGCTCAAGATACAATACACGATGCAAATTATGAAGTTTTTCCACAATATAGAGAAAGTGATTTAAGTTTTAAAATAATAGACTTATTTACTTTGATGCACTACAACAATAAAAATCGTATGGTGAGTCTAAAGAGATTAGAGTTTGAAATGGATCTAGAGAACATTGAAGAAATGCCTATTCATCATACTAAAACAAATATGACAAAGGAAGAGATAGAACTCACCATTGACTATTGCTTTAATGATGTTGATGCAACTTATGAATTCTATAAGATAACTCTAGGTGAAACTGATCACCCATTATACAAAGGAAACAACCAAATACAACTTAGACAAGATATCTATGAAGAATTTGGTATTCCATGTCTTAACTATTCAGATAGTAAGATAGGTGATGAGATGATCAAGAAGTATTACTGTTCTGAAAAAGGAATAGATTATAGAGAACTTCCTAGAAAAGGATATTTTAGAAAGAATATAGATCTAAAAA